GTGCGGGCCTCGACATTTTAAGAAAAATCACTTTTTTCACGTGAGGGTGGTCTGAGATGAAGCAATCTGGAAAAATAAACAGAAACACTATTAAAAATGATCTGAAAGAGCAACTTAAGAAAAATGGTAATACGTCGAGATACTATCTCGATCTGATCGAGGATTACATGCGCCTTTGGGACACAAAGAACTCTCTCTACAAGGACATAGAGGAGAGGGGGGTGACCTGTTACTGGTGCAATGGCGGCGGCCAGGAAGGTTACAAGCAGAATGACAGCATTGCTGCAGCCCTGAAAGTCAACGCTCAGATGTTGAAGATCCTCGACAGCCTCGGTATTAAACCATCACTAGTAGTCGTGGATAACGAGGATGACGAAGACATCGACCTCTAAATACAGCCGGCACATCACTCCATTCATGGAGCTGGTTGAGTCCGGGAAACTGCGAACTTCGAAAGAAATTAAGGCTCTTGTCAATCATATAAAATGGTGTTTCGACAACGAAAACATATATGTCGATGACGACCTGGCGGACAAATACCTTGGGATGGCCAAGTACTTTCCATTCGAGGATGTGTTCCCCTGGCAGCGGTTTGTGATCACACTTCATGACTGCTGCTTTTACAGGGACTCGAGCATACCCCGTTGGCCTGATCTTTTTTGCATGATCGGCCGAGGCGCCGGCAAGGACGGAACGATAGCCCTTGAGTCGGCGATACTTGCATCACCGTTCAATGGGATCAAGGGATATGATGTTGACATATGTGCAAACAACGAGGAACAGGCGCTCCGGCCGGTGCTGGATATAGTCGCGGCATTTGACGGAGCTGATCCGCCTGAGAAGAAAAAACTGAAGAAGTACTACCACTGGTTAAAGGAATCAGTCGAGTGTACCAAGACTCAGGCGATGATAAGAGGGCGAACCAACAACCCAAAAGGGAAGGATGGTATGCGCTCCGGCATAGTGGTCTTTAATGAGATCCACCAGTACGAAAACTACTCAAACATAAACGTATTTACGACCGGCCTTGGTAAGCATCCGCATCCACGCCGGTCTTACTTTACTACAAACGGAGATGTCAGGGAAGGTCCGCTTGACGACCTGCTCGACACATCGGAAGGGATACTGTTTGGCGGCGAACCGGACAACGGGTTGCTGCCTTTTATATGCCGACTTGACAGCAAGGACGAAGTCCACGATCCGGCAAACTGGGAAAAAGCGAACCCGTCACTGCCTTACCTTCAACATCTCCGTCAGGAGATAGAGAAGGAGTACAGAGACTGGGTTAAGAGCCCGGCGAGGCTTCCGGCGTTTATGACCAAGAGGATGAACATCCCCGACGGATCCAGCGAGATCAAGGTCACGGACTATGACAACATCAAGGCGACCAACATAGAACTGCCGGACCTTACCGGATGGAACTGTGTGGCCGGCATTGACTTTTCGAAGGTCACTGACTGGGTGAGCGTATGCCTTCACTTTAAGCAGGGAGACAAGAGATATGACATATCCCATTCATGGATGTGCACAGCATCAAAAGATATCCCGCGGCTTAGGTGTCCGTGGAAGGAATGGGTCGAGAATGGCCGCCTTACCCTGGTTGATGATGTGGAGATACATCCTGAATACATCACCGACTATATCGCAGAATATAAGACCATGTTCACGATACGCGGGATAGCGATAGATGACTTCCGGTATGCGCTGATGGCAAGAGCACTCAATAAGATCGGCTTCGATCCCAAAGAAAAGAAAAACCTGAAGCTGGTAAGACCTTCGGACATCATGAGGATCGCACCGGTGATTGATTCGGTGTTTGCAAACCGTAACTTTGTGTGGGGAGACGCCCCGGAGCTAAGGTGGGCGACAAATAACACGAAACTCATCCGGTATGGCCGCAAGCTTGGGACATCCGGCGATGCAGATGTCGGCAACTATGTATATGGCAAGATCGAGGCAAAGAGCCGGAAGACAGACCCCTTCATGGCGCTTGTGGCTGCCATGACAATAGAGGACAAGATTATAGAGAGGCGGTCAGGTAAGAGAAGATACCTTCCTACAGTCTCGTATTAAGGAGCAAAGATGGCTTTTAACATTTTTCGATGGCTAACAAAAAAGACAGACGAAGACACAGAAGTAGGCCGCAGTGTCAAAGTGTCCGGCTTCTCCGATGAGGAAGAAGGAAGCACCTATGTGGATGTGGGTCTGTATATCCAGGCTATGGCTTTTTGGGCTGCAATCAGGAAGATCGGCTCCGCGGTGGCTGCAGTTGAATGGCAGACCATAAGGCGCGGCAAGAACGTCAAAGCGCGGGAATACTGGTCATGGAACTATGATCCGAACCCGAATCAGACGCGAGAAGAGTTCTTTCAACAGCTGATATCGGAACTGTACCTGCATCAGGAAGCGCTGGTCATTGAGACGCGCAAAGGGAACCGATACGTGGCAGATGCTTTTACAACCATCCAGCACATAGACGGAGATATCTACTCGGATGTAGTGATTAGAGGAGAGTCATACCCCGGAACTTTCGCCTCATCGGATGTGATACACATCACGCTCCCGGGCTTTCGGATCAAGACGATGCTCGATGCGATTGCATCAAACAATTCACAGATGATCAAGAGTGCGACCGGGAACTTCCTGAGAGGCCAGGGCACAAGAGGTATCCTCAACATCTCGGATACAGCCGAAGCGGAAGAGGACTTCGAGGAACACTACGAGGATCTTATAAATGACAAGTTTAAAAAGTATTTCAAGGAAGCAAACGCAGTACTGCCTTTATGGGAAGGCTATGAGTTCAAACAGACCGAGACGACCGGCGGAAGTACTAAATCCAGCTTGACAGGATCCCGCGATATCAAAAATATGATGGATGACATTGTAGAATACACGGCCCAGGCGATAGGTATTCCAATATCGGTCCTTACCGGCAAGAACATGACCGACAAGGATTTTCAAACGTTTATGACATATCCGGTCAAGCCGATAGTCGAAGCCATTGAAAGCGAGATTAACCGCAAAGTCTACGGACAGAAACTTGTGTCAGCTGATACATATATCTCCCCGAACCTCGCGAAGATCAAATATACAGACGTATTTGATGTGGCCAATCCCATCGACAAGCTGATAGGATCCGGAGCGTTCTGTGTGAACGATGTAAGGATGAGACTCGGCCTTGACGTGATCGACGAAGACTGGGCTTGGCAGCATTGGATGACCAAGAACTACTCCCCGACAGAAGAACTTCTCGATGGGGTGGAGGATAAAGAAGTTGCACCGGTGCAACAACCGCCGGTAGATGACAGTAAGGAGGAAGAGAAGGATGAAGAATCAGAAGAGTAAATACTATACTCTCGAGTATCGTCCGGAAGAAAAAGCGGCGGATATTTACATCTTCGGAGCAATCACATCATGGGCTTGGGAAGAGCTTGGCGAGATGTCGAGCTACGGACTTGTCAAGCAGCTGAAAGAGATCCCTGAAGATGCAGCCATCACCGTTCACATTAACAGTAACGGCGGTGAGGTCAAGGAAGGCCTTGGCATATATAACGCGCTTAAAGGACGAAATGTAACTACGGTCTGCGAAGGCTTCGCAGCCTCAGCGGCAAGTGTGGTCTTTTGCGCAGGGAAGACAAGGATCATGCAGCCGGCCAGCCTTTTGTTTATACATCAGGCGCTTATGGCTACAATCGGCAACGCAGACGAGCTTGAAAAGGATGCTCAGGATCTAAGGAAAATCACAGAGTCAGTAGTCAACGCATACAAGGAAGCAGGTGTCAGCCTGGAAGACAGTGAGATCATGGATCTCCTGAAAGCCGAAACCTGGATATTACCGGACGAAGCCCTCGACATGGGATTTGCAACACAGATCTCTGACGAAGAACCCGAAGAGGGTGCTTATACAAACGACGCGATGCAGAGCATCATAAAAGCTGTCAAGAGGACAGATGGTGAAGTCAGAAAACAGACATACGATATTTCCATTACAAATGAAGACGGCTCCTTTGACACGTTTAAGGAGCTTATCAAGAGGATGGAGGACGCAGCCGACAGGCTCGAGAACACAGCCACCAATACCTTGCCGCAGAATCCGGCAAAGGTGGAACATACAACAGGCTTTTTTGGATTTAAGGAAGCCAAATAACTATTAACAAGCCGGAAAAGACGGCAAAGGAGGTAAAACATGATAAACAAAGATGCATTGAATGCAACACAGCTCGAGATTGCACAGCGTATCTCCAACGCTGCAAAGGAGGGCGACCAGGAAAGCTTCGAGGCAGGTCTTCAGGAGATGTTTCAGAACATTCATGATCAGATCGTGAATGAGGCAGAGGCCATGAAGGATGTAAGCGATGCCACCATCCTTGCACAGAGGGGTGTCCGTCAGCTCACATCTGAGGAGAGGAACTTCTACGCAAACCTCATCGATAAGATGAAGGCTGCAGGGTCAACCAACCCGATGAACGCTCTGACAAATGCAGACAAGACTTTCCCTCTCACCATAATCACACAGGTTATGGAGGACATGAAGCAGGAGCATCCTCTTCTTGCTGCAGTGGACACCGTAGCAGTGACAGGTCTTACAAAGATACTGCTTAATGCAGACGGTGGCGACAATGCTACCTGGGGAGCTCTTGAGAGTGCTATAACAAAAGAGATCGACTCCGCTTTTAAGGAAATCGATATGACACAGAACAAGCTGTCGGCATGGATGCCTATCTCAATCGATATGCTTGAGCTTGGTGCTAACTGGCTTGACTCCTATATCAGGACATGTCTGTCTGAAGCACTGGCTATCGGTTTCGAGAATGCGATCGTTACCGGTACCGGTAAGGACATGCCTATAGGTATGGACCGTCAGGTACAGGACGATGTGACCATAGTAGGCGGCGTATATCCTCAGAAGGATGCCATTGAGGTTACAGACCTTAAGCCTGCTTCATACGGTGCACTCGTAGCTCAGCTAGCAGTTAATGAGCAGGGCAAGAGCCGTGCAGTCCGCGATCTTATCCTTGTATGCAATCCGCAGGATTACTACAAGATAGTACTGCCCGCTACCACGATCATGACTCCGGATGGCAAGTATGTCAACGACGTGCTTCCTTATCCGACAAAGATAATCCCTTCAGTAGCATGTGCAGCTGATGAGGCGATTCTCGGTATGGGTAAGAGGTATTTCCTCGGCGTAGGCGGAAAGAGGGGCATCCAGTTCTCGGATGACTACAAGTTCCTCGAGGATAAGAGGTACTACAAGATCGTAGCTTACGCTAATGGCCGGGCTAAGGACAACAACAGCTTCTTAAGGCTCGACATCAGCGGCCTGAAGAGACTTATCCCTGAAGTCATCACTGTGGATCCGTCGGATTTTTAGTAAGCTTGGATGTTAAAGCTGACGTTCATGCAAGCGTATTAGGATATACGGTCAGCGATCTGCAGAGCGACGTAACTGTAAACAGCAATGAGATTACAGGTACTCTCGCTTACGTAACTGACTTCACAGGCTTCTCGGGAGATCCGGAGCTTCAGAAGGGTAATTTCCTTGCACTGTCGTTTGACTCTGATCCCGCTGCTGACAAGATGACTGTACAGCTTGTGGGAGCACAGGTGACTCCGAACGAGATAGTGCTTGATGCTGATAAGGACTGTGTATTCAGGATAACCAACAAGGATACTCAGAACATTATATTCAGGGCATACAAGGGCGGAGAGGTAACTCGCAGGACATATAAGTTAAACAACCTCGTCCTTGAACCTGCAGAATAGGAGGCAGATATGAGAGTACACAGCACAGTGGCTGCCGGAAGCGATTCCGTAAAGGGAAACGTGAAGGCAGAGGAGCCTAAGAAGGAAACCAAGAAGAAAAAATAGCAGGAGGTAAGTGCGATGAGCGCCATAGTTATATCCGAGGAGCTTCTTGCTGAAGCGAAGAACTTCCTGGACATTACGTGGGAAGACGAAGATAGCGATGCTAAGCTCAAAGGGCAGCTGAGGCGCGGCATAAGTTATATATCGGCGAAGACCGGCGTTGATACGTCGGCCTACGCCGGTGAAAATACAAACTATCGCGCACAGGAGCTCTTGTTTAACTATCTTCTATACGATCGCGCCGGAGCGGTCGATCAGTTCAAAAAGAATTACAAGTCCGACATAGTCGGGCTGAGGATCAAATGGGAGGTAGCCAATGCGTCCAAATCAGAAGGTTGAGACCTTCCCGGATGGGATTGTTGAAGTATATGTTGAGACAAACAGGACGATCGGCACCGAACCGATAGTGAGGTTGAGGTTTGAGGAGCAGTCGGTCGGCATAAGACGGTACTACGAATCTCAGGAATCAACTGCCGGCAACAGGATCGACAGGCTCATCAAAGTGCCTCACACAACCATAGTCAATCGGATGAACATAGCTGTCATGGTCACGGAAGACGGCAAGCAGTACAGGATACAGCGTATTCAGGAGAAGCCGGAAAGAAAAGTCGATCTATGGGAGCTTCAGAACGTCCAGGTCAAGATAAGAGAGCAGTGAGATGGCAAGGATAAGATGCAAATTCAAAAACCTTGACGAGGCGATCGGCTCGATACTTGAAGAGTACCGAGATAATGTCACGGAAGCAACCAGGCAGGCTGTGAAAGTGGTAGCCAAAACAGCACAGCAGGAAGTGAAAGCAGGATCACCTGTAGCCCGGTATGGAAAGAAAAAGGGACGCTATAAAAAAGGCTGGGCTGTGAAAGAAGAAGTCGTCGATCGTTTGAGGACAGATGTTGTGATACACAACAGAACAGACTATCAGTTGACTCACCTGCTGGAAAAAGGCCATGTACTTATAAGGGGAGGCAGAAAAGCGGGAGATATAGACCCAAGAGTGCACATAGCTCCGGCAGAAGAACATGCCATCAAAAATTTAGAGGAGGCTATAGAGAAGATTGCGAAAGGATGAAATAGTCAAAAACATCTGCGACCGGCTTGTCGAGGATGAGCTTATCACAGACTACAGATACGACCACTTCCGTGAAGATGAAGCGGTTCCATTACCGTTTGCGGTCTATCGACGCGTAGCACCTCAGAACTTTGCTGCGGATAACAAGGTGTACTATCCGGGAAACAATGTTGACCTGGAAGTATATGCGTCCGATCCGGATGAGATGGTCGAGATCATGGAGAGCATCAGCGCCAGGCTCGATGAAGCAGAACTTTTTTACAAAATAGCCGCAGACACGGCTTATATCGACTCGGAAGATATGTACGAGTCACTATATGAACTTTAAGGAGGAAAAGAAATGGGTAACAAGGTAAAGTATGGCCTTAAGAACGTCCATGCGGCTAAGGTAACATTTGACGACAACGGATATCCGACCTTCGGAGTACCGAAGAAGATCCCCGGAGCAGTTAATCTGTCGCTGGACAAGTCGGGCGACCCCACAGAGTTCTACGCAGATGATGACAAGTACTTTGTGGTTAATAACAACAACGGATACTCAGGAGACCTCGAGATAGCCCTCATACCTGAGTGGTTCAAGGAAGAAATCCTTAACGAGGTCAAGGACAGCAACGGAGTCCTTCTCGAGAACGCAGATTCACAGAGCGTACACTTCGCTCTTATGTTTGAGTTCACGGGCGACAAGAATGCCATAAGGCACGTAGCATACAATAACACTGTGACTCGCCCTAAGCTCGAAGGAAAAACCAGGGAGGATTCGACCGAAGTCAAGACAGATATACTGACAATCACAGCTGCACCCTGCAAGTTCAGGATAAGCGGCCAGGATGTCAGGTACGTTAAAGCATCATCGGGTGATGCTACATCACCGACAGCTTACAACAACTGGTATTCGTCAGTATATGTTCCGGATACACTGCCTACGGGTATAACGATATCCGGAGGATCCAGTGTATCGGTTGGTGAGGATCTTACCCTCACTGCAGTGACCGTACCTGCTACAGCAGCAGTTAACTGGTCAAGCTCTGACGAGGATGTGGCCACAGTAGCAGCTGGAGTCGTAACAGGCGTATCGGCCGGATATGCTAGGATCACAGCTGAGCTCGACTCGGATCCGACCAAGTACGATACAAAGATCGTAGAGGTCACAGCATAAGACATATAAAAGGATACAGCCCCTGCTCGGTTCCGGGCAGGGGTTTTTGTGAAAAGGAGAGAAGCATGTATAAGGAATTAGAACTTGAACTGGCAGATGGCTCCGTGCAGAAGGTGCCTTTTAAGGCATGTGGTACCACGTCATGGAGGTACTACCAATTTACCAAGAAAGAAGTACTGAAAGAGTTGGCCATACCGAATACACCTGAGAATTATAACACACTGGATATGGTGTATTCGAAGCTCGCATATATCATGAACAAGCAGGCGACAGCCAAGACAGCAAGCGATATGGCAAACATAAGCGAAGACGACTATTTGGAGTGGCTTGAGAACTTTGCGTCGATGGAATTTTGCACGCACTCAGCAGAGCTCCTTGATATATATCTTAATAACAAAGAAACAAACAGCGACGCAAAAAAAAATCCCGACCAACCGACAGAGAGCTGACATCAGCTCTTTATTTGTTAAGGGCAAAACAGCTGGGGCTTACGCTTGATGAGATGGAACAGCTGGAAGAGGGTGTCATATATGACATGATCACAGAGTCGTTGAATGACACAGCAGAGGATGCTTACACTGAGCTGGCGACACAAGAAGACTTTGATAGATTTTAGGAGAATGAAATGCCTCAATTAGGTGCTGGTAAAATTCGTGGAATTACAATCGAACTGGACGGCGATACCACCAAACTCACTAAGAGTATAGATGATTCTATTCAGAAGATACAGAGAAGTGTTTCGAACTTAAAGGACGTAGATAAGCTTCTGAAGCTTGATCCGGGCAATGTAGATCTATTAAACCAAAAGTATAAAAACCTTCAAACTGAGTTAGAAGCAGCGAAGACAAAGGTAACTTCACTAAAAGAAGCTCAGCAGCAGATGGTCCGGGAAGGCAAAGTTGGAACGGAAGAATATGATGCTTTGCAACGCGAGATCGTTGACACGGAACAGAAAGTAAAGAGTCTCACAAGAGAGATGAGGAACTTTGGTTCTGTGTCTGCTCAGCAGATAGCGGTTGCAGGCGAGAAGGTCAAGAGCTTTGGTGATGGCATGCAGAATGTTGGCCAGAAGCTCATGCCGGTTACAGCTGCATTAACTGCAGCAGGAACAGTCAGTGTACAGAAATTTGCTGAAGTTGATAAGACCATGACTCTTACCAATCAGACGATGGGTAACACCAAAGAGCAGGCAGATCTTCTCAACAGGGCAATGAAAGATGCCGCCATGAACTCGACATTTGGTATGAATGACGCAGCTCAGGCATCGCTTAACTTCGCAAGGGCAGGGCTTTCGGCAGAACAGGCCGCTGCTGCAATGGCTCCGGCCATGAACCTTGCAGCAGGTGAAGGCGGCAACCTGGATACAGTGTCTGCAGGTCTCGTGGCTACGATCAATGGTTTTGGTGACAGTTTTCAAAATACATCCCACTATGCGGATGTATTTGCGATTGCATGTAATAAATCAGCCCTCGATGTAGATGGATTATCAGAGGCAATGAGTATTGCAGCCCCTGTGTTCAAAACGGCCGGTTACAGCGTTGATGATGCAGCTCTCTATATGGGAGTTATGGCTAACAATGGTATAGAAGCATCCGAGGCAGCCAACGGCCTTAAGACAGGTCTTGCAAGACTTGTGGCACCGGCAAAACAGGGCAAAGAAGCTATGATAGACCTCGGACTGATGACAGAGGATGCCATCTCCGGGAAATTTGTCTCAGCGTTTACCAATGCCGACGGCTCCATGAAGTCGTCGATTGAGATACAGAGCATCCTTCATGATAAGTTCAAGGATCTGTCCGAATCCGAGCAGATAGCGGCGGCTTCGGCCATTTTTGGCAAGAACCAAATGTCCAAGTGGCTGGCCCTTATCAATACAGCTCCGGAGGATGTACAGGCACTTTCGGCAGAGATCCAGGGTTGTGCCGGTACAACTGACGAGATGGCAAAAGCCATGATGAGCGGCTTCGGAGGATCACTTGAGAAACTTAAGTCAAGTATAGATGTGGCTGCTGAGTCATTGGGCGAAGCACTGGCTCCGACCATATCAAAAGTCGTTGATGCAATCCAAAAAGCAGTAGATTGGTTCAATTCGCTCGACTCAGAGGAACAGACGGCAGTAGCAAATGCGCTCCTACTTGTGGCAGCTCTCGGGCCTGTGCTCATAGTGGGCGGCAAGATCGTGTCCGGCTTGGGAACCATAATGACACTTGCTCCCAAGGTAGTCGGTGGATTTAATGCGATCACCGGTGCCGTAGGGAATATAGTACCCTCTATGTCAAGCGCCCTGCCTGCGATCACAAGCTTCATGGAGGCCGATATCGGAGGAGCCCTTGCAGCGGGCGGCGCTACGGCTGTTGGTACGGCTGCGGCTGCGGTCGGTGGTTCGATAGTTGCCTTCTTTGGAGGCGCCGAGTTCGGTAAGATGATCGGAACATATATGTTCCCGGATGATGCCGAACTGTATGCGCATTATGCAGGTATAAGCGGAACTCTCGAACTTGTAAAAGACACGGCGGTCACTTTCGCCGAGCGTACACAGGAACATGTACAGACTGCATGGGGCAATGTCCAGGAAGCTGGAGCCGTGATGGCAGAACGTACCGGAGAACACCTGGATAATATCAAACAGTCTGCCGGCGACACCTTCAATAATGTGATCGAAGCCGGGAACACACTTAAAGACCGTACATCCGAGCACTTCGAGACCATGAAGACGAATGTAGGAACTTCGCTCGATAACGTCAAGGAAGCGGCCGGTACTTTCGTTGATCGGACGAACGAACACTTTGAGAACTTCAAGACGAAGACGGGGGAAGTATTTACCAACGTCCAGGAAGCAGCCGGTACTTTAAGAGACCGTACATCCGAGCACTTCGAGACCATGAAGACGAATGTAGGTAATGCAATGAGCAACCTGCAGTCGAATGTAAATGATTTTAAGGACAAAGCTACCTCGAACTTCGACTCCGTCAAGCAGAAGGTCAGCGACCTCGGAAGTGCAGCACAGGAGAAATTCAGCTCGATGCAGTCTCATGTGTCGAGCGCGATCGATAAGGTTAAGTCAGTGCTCGACTCGTTGAAACAGAAGTTTGACGACATCAAGTCGCATATTTCGAGTACTATAGACTGGCTGAAGGGATGCTTTAACTTTGACTGGAGGCTTCCTGATATCAAACTGCCTCATTTCAGTGTAAGCGGAAGCTTCTCGCTGGATCCGCCATCTACGCCGCATTTTAGCGTGGACTGGTATGCGAAGGCCATGGAAAAAGGTATGATCCTCAACAGCCCGACCATCTTTGGAGCGATGGGTGGCAGACTCCTTGGAGCAGGTGAAGCCGGGCCCGAGGCAGTAGTAGGTACGTCATCACTACAGAGCATGATCACAAATGCAGTTGCTGCCGGAGGCTACGGAGGGGATATAGTCATCCCGATATACCTTGGTAATACAAGGCTTCAGACCATGGTCGTTGAGGCTCAGAAGATAAGTGATTACAGAAGCGGAGGCCGCTGATGGTTAATGTATTAAGAGTAAACGGGGAGTGGTTGCCAACACCTGAAGGCAATCTCTCCTTCAAAGATACAAAGATAATGACAGAGAAAGAATCGGAGGCCGGCACTACGCTGGCGCTGGTCACAAGACTGAGCAAGCTCACGATAGCCGGTAAATGGCATCTGTCAGGCATATGGGCTGAGAGGTTCCGGGCGCTGAGGAACGAAGACACAGTGATGGTGGAAGCATATTATCCGGATAGGAATCAGCTGACCGAGAGAGAGTGCTTTTTTAAGATCACCGGAGAAACACACCTGGTTAACGCGAGAAAGCAGCTGATGCATGAGGGCGGGTTGTATGAGGTCGAGGTTGAGATAGAGGAACTTTAATGTATAACGTATCGGACGCTTATAAGGTCGCTATGGCCAGACCTGTACAGCGGGGGAAGCTGTCGGGGACAATTGAATCTAAGAGCGGCTCATGGAGCGTGGACTATACCAACGACAACATAGGAAAAGGATCCTTCTCACTCACCAACCAGTGTTCCGGAAATGATAATGTCGAGATTGGTACGGTATATACCGCAGAGCTAAGTTGCGTATTTATGGACCTTGATATAGAGAGGTATCAGTGGCAGGACAGTATCGTTCGGCCAATACACTCACTCAGGCTCGGTGATGGTTCCTACGAACCGGTACCGCTTGGTGTATTTAACGTCAAGCAGGCTGACTGGATAAGTTCCGGAGTCGAAATCAAGGCATACGATAATATGGTCAAGCTCGATAAATCCTGTGCTATCAAGACCATGCAGGGAAGTATATATATGCTCCTGTCGATGGCAGCGTATGCATGCAGGGTAGAACTTGCACAGACCGAGGAATACATACAGTCACTGCCGAATGGAAACATAGAGCTGACTGTATTTGTCGATAATGACATCGAGACATGGCGTGATCTCGTCGCATGGTGTGCGCAAACTACAGGAACCTTTGCCATCATGGACAGAGCCGGCCGCCTTGAACTGAGGACGTACGGAACAGATCCGGTGGATGAGATCAACTACGACCGCAGGATCACAGGCTCGAAGTTCTCCGACTTTGAGACACGATACACGGGTATGTCGATCGTCAATATATCGGAAAAGAGTACGACTTACTATAATGTGCTTCCGGATGACGGGTTGACGTATAACTTAGGCTCCAATCCACTCCTGCAGACAGGATTTGAGGATGTGCTTGAACAACAACGCAGAGCTGTCCTGGATGCTCTGACGGTGATCGAGTACGTGCCGTTTGAGGTCTCCATGATATGCCCTCCGGCATATGACCTCGGAGATATCGTAGTATTCAAAAACGGCATTGCAGACGGAGATAAGATAAGCTGTATCACTCAGTATGATTGGAAATATGGGAACGACTATTCCATCAAGGGCGTAGGACAGAACCCGGAGCTTGCATCGGCGAGATCAAAGACTGACAAGAATCTGACCGGCATAATGAAATCCGGGGAAGAGAATAAGATCCAGTACTATTCCTTCACTAATGCATCGGATATCAAGATTGAGGATGGCGAGACTAAAACCATCATAAATATAAGATTCCAGTGCACACAGCCGACTACAGCGATATTCCATGCGGAGGTACTGCTGCAGGCTGAGACTACGGTTGATGACATCACGTACAAGGATGCGATCGGTAAGGTACTGTACTACTTTAATTCCGAGCTCGTGATCGACTATGAGCCACAGCAGGTATGGATGGATGGGCGGCACATGCTGCATCTTCTTTATTACTTCAATCTACAGAATACGCAGATAAATGACTTCGACGTGCGGCTCAATATGACCGGCGGCTCGGCATTTATCAAACAGATGAGCATCAAGTCGGCCATCTACGGACAGAACCTGTACGCAACGGATAAGTTCGACGGAATAATCAAGATAACAGAGGACTTCAGCGGCATGGCTCCGGCAATGATCCCTGAGCTTAACATTCTCAACACCATGACAGAGGAGCTGGTGAGTGAGATGTTCGAGGAGATCACGGACGGATGTAGCGATGACTTCTCGGGTGTGGTCGCTGTACTTGAAGCACTCACTATAACAAGCATGACCGGAGAGACGGTGGAGGTAACGACGGAATGAGAGGAACTTGTGAGATCGTATTAAAAGATAAAAACAACAGGATCGTGCACCATGAAAAGGATCACAACCTTGTTACCAATTTTTTCCAGGAATATTTCAAAGAGCTTGGTCCTATCAAGGGCCTGCCTTATAACTACAGGATTGAGAACATGGTCGGAGGTATCCTGCTTTTTCAGAATACCATTGAAGAGGATGCGGACAATGTCCTTCTCCCTGCCGGAAATAAGATGATCGGCAATGCCGCGACTCTTATAGTACAGGGCTCGGGTGCTGCGGTTAAGGAGCTGGGAACGTATATCGCCGACTCTACCAAGTGGCTCGATGATGAGACATATCAGATGAAATTCGAGTGGGCTCCATCACAGGCAGTAGGGACGATCAGGGCCGTATGTCTTACATCAAGAGCACATGGATTTATTGGAGAAGGCAACGAGAGCAGCTACAGTCAGAGAAGCACGCCGGACTCATCACAAACAAACTATGAGGACTTCCGACAGAACTATGCTAACCTTGGATATAACCAGGGACATCAGGCCGGTAATAACAAATGTCATTGCGCATATAATAATGTGGCATATCACATGATCATAAATGCCGCCGAAGGACGTATTCAAGTTAACAAATATAGGATCCCGATGAACTCTATTGATTTCAGGACGGCATTCTCCGGAGATGTTGATAGATTGATAGAGTCAGTGACCGAGAATATCCCTTATGAGTATATGGAAGACATAAGGCAGGTGACTCCGAGCGCATACGTGTCTATGTCGGACGAGGGTAAGATATACTTTTTGATAGGCAAGTGCGAATATACCAGCGGCACTACGAGATACTGTTTCAGCGTAAATGCCGCCCACCCTTATATATACTGCGGCACATATAATATAGCGGACGACTCGTTTACCTGGAAGAGGATAAATGTCTACTCATACTATACAAGAGAGACGGGATTCATGGCATGGTATGACGGCAAGTATCTCCTTATCGCGATCGACAATTACTATTACTATGTAAATCAGCGCTGTGGCGTGATTGATACGGAGAATCTTACCATAACGGATGTCGGTGGGTTCATATATGGTCGAAGCTGTACGCTTTACAGATGTGATAACCACCAGTTTTATTTATACGCCGGAGGAAATGCGCCAACCTCCGATACGTGGGGTCGCGGTACTAAGATTGATGCGGTGAGAGGGGCGTGGGGCCCGCTCAACATGACCAGCGCATACAATGAGTCTGTATACAAAGTCAAAGGGCATAAGCTGGCCGCTTGTACCGGATACAACCCGATGAACTTTAACAGACACGGTGACTACCTTGCGACCATTTACAACCTGCCGCAGGCAATCACCAAGGCGGCCGATCTGACGATGCAGATCACATACACGCTTAATTTCGGAGAGAATGATGGCTAATTTAATCGAGTATGACGGCGAAAGCAAAGTAATCAAACGATTATGCAATATAGTAAACACTCTGATCCGGGACGTGGAAGTCAACGGCGAATCTGTGATCAATGAGGAAAGAGTGGCCGAGATAGAGATGTTGGTACTCGGAGAAGGGGCCGAGAATGCTTATCCGGGCGACCTCGGCAAACAAGCTCACGACCACTCACTGGTGACATCCGGCAATCCTCACCATGTCACAGCCGAGGAATTGGGACTCGGAAGTGTCATTGATCAGATAAATGCGATCATGCAGTCGCTTGGACTGTCATGGGGATGGATTACACACCGGAACGAACAGATGATAGACCACGATGGGAACAGACTTGTATTCCATGGAGTGGGCCTTGAAGAAACTTATAATATTAAATGGAGTGATGGAGGCAATAATGGCTGATAAAACTATACCTCAATTAGAACCAAAGACCACAATATCTTCTACTGATCTTATCCCTATAGACGACAATACACAGACCTATAAGATGACTTTTGCCAACTTCTTAAAGGCGATCCCGGGAGTGACGAATGTAGCACTTACACAGGACGAAAGCGGGATAGTTGTTACCTTCAGGGATGGCGAGCCGGTCACACTCGTGACCCACGATCCAGGCAAACAGAATGCACTTACTTTTGATTCGACTCCGCAACAGAACTCGCAAAATCCCGTCTATTCGGGCGGGGTATATGCTGCAGATGTGGCTGTAGCGCAGCTGGTGGCTGCTGAGGCACAGGCGGCAAGACAGGCAGAGGCCGCACTCGGCCAGAAGATCGCGGAGATGCTCGGAGATCTTGCTGAGTATGAGGAGAACAATATAGCCTCAAAAACTTACCATGAGAATGATCTTGTAGTCTTGAATGACGGTAAGTTATACAAGGCAACATCCGAGATACAGACAAACACACCCCTTGTACCGGATAGCAATGTGGAACAAACCACGGTCGAGGAAGTGTTTCACCGGGTTAAGCCAGTCACAGAGGGCGGTACCGGCGCCGAGAATCAATCAGACGCAAGACTTAACCTCGGACTGGGCGGAGCTGCGACAAAGAACGTAGCTGATACCGTGGCGGAGAATGATGCAAAGCTTCCGACAGGTGGAGCTGTATATACCGCAATTAAGGCAGTTGCGGACAGACTTAACGACCTTGGACTATATGTAGATAGCGAAGGCTATGTATGCCAATCAATAAATTAAGGAGGACATTATGGCAGCAAGAGAAAGATTAGCGACAGACGAGACTTTGAGAGGGGTGCTTGGAGCTGTGGAGCGCGTAGCACAGGCGATCAACAGGGATTCCGGGAACATTTACGGATTCCATATTGACGGCGCCGAGAGTGATCCTGCGGCTAAGGTAACTTATCTTAAAGATGCTCAGGGACTGACTCCGGCTAAGATGAACTACACGACCGGAGTGTTTGATTATGGCTCATGGGAGGATGCATTTTTCATGCCTCGTCCCTGTATGCTTAAATCAGATGGTAATGTTGATTACTATCTCGATCCCGACAACTATGCGAAGAAAGAGGATGGATCGTCTTCGGATGTGGCCGACATCAACTATGGCGGCAATGCCATGATGGAATGGGGACAAAACGGCAAGAAAATATGGATGAAGATCCAGCCGGATTCCAACCATCTGGGCGCCAGTGTATTTATAGCGGACTATCAGGTTGATGCAACGTATCATGACTGGTCGTTCCATAACTGTCAGGGCGTGAGCGTAGATCATTTCTACACACCTATATTTAACGGCGCTAAAGACAGCAACAATAAGCTAAGGTCGATATCCGGCCAGCAGGTCTCGAACAAAACGACCGCCAATCAGGAGATAGCATACGCCAGGGCAAATAATCCCGGGAGCAATGTCTTGTGGGATATAGAGCATTATTCGGATATAACCTTGATAAACATGTTGCTCATTCTGATGGCAAAGACTGTTGATCTTCCTACGGCGTTTGGCCAAGGCTTAAGAGACAGCGGATCAGAAGCTATCAACAATGCCTTCCGGACAGGCGTGCATAATACAAAAGGCCTTTTCTATGGTACCAACTCCGGAGCAGCTGCTACGTACTCAAACGCTGTCAAGGTATTTGGTATGGAAAACTGGTGGGGCTTCCAGTGGAGACGATATGTAGGCCATGTACTGCTTGACGGAGTCCATAAGGTTAAAAACACTTACCTTACTGAGGACGGCTCGACCGCTACCGATTATGTGGTAAACGGAGAGCCAACCGGTGCAGGCTTTAAGTCAATCCCGGCTACAGTGCTTTCAGGGACGTCCGGAAACTATATCAAGTATGAGTGGTTTGATGATGATGGTATGGTGCCGTGCGGTGAACTCACCGGATCCGACACGACATATTACTGCGACGGAGTGTGGTACAACAACAGTGGTGTTCGCGTCCCTTGTCGCGGCGGCGGCTCGGTCTCCGGCGCTGGGGTTGGGGCGTTCTACCTGTCCCTGTACAGCGCGGCCTCGTACTCGGGCTGGTACGTCGGGGCTGCCGTGTCTTGTAAGCCACTTGCTTAGAGAGGGTGAATTATGAGCGCAGCGAATAAGAGGGGGAAGCTTCCCCCTGATGAGATTTATGAAAGATACAAGACCGACAGGGACTTTAAGGAGTACGTTGATAAGTACTGCGAGGACCGGTGTGTCGGGATCTTTGAAGCGCTGGCACATATCACCGTACACCAAGTGGCTATGTACTACACGGAGGCAAAAAAGGATCTGAGATGACAGAGCTTGTAACCAAACTATGGGAGATAGTTGAGAGCCTTACGGAACTGAATAAAAAGACAATGGATCTATTGTCTCAATATACGGATATTGAGGAGTATGAGCGTGACCTGGCTCAGATCCTCGAAGGTAACGATGTCATTATTGATTAGGGCTATACTCCATGACCTTGTGGTGTTCGCGTCCCTTATCGCGGCGGCAACTCGAACAACGGCGCTAAGGATGGGGCGTTCTACCTGAACCTGAACAACACGGCCTCGAACTCGAACTGGAACATCGGGGCTGCCTATCTTATCTAAATACAGAATAAAAACTAAACGTGGAGGATAGTCCTCTCCCCTTGGAGAAAATTAACTCGGAGCAAGCACCTGTTAGTAGTTATCGAACATGGGTGAGAGGATAAGACAAACATGAAATCATATAACCATCTGATGGAAAAGGTTTTGTCTTCGGAGAATATAAAACTTGCTATTCATAAAGCGGCCAAAGGCAAGAGAGACCGGCGGCGCGTGAGAAACATATTAAGCGATATCGATACCTATATACCTTACTTCCAAGGATTTGCAATAAGGTATAAACATCGGCATAAGCCGCCCAAAACGATATTTGATGGCATCCGGCAAAAGAAGAGGCAGATCATAGTCCCGTCTTTCGATGAGCAGGTACTGCATCACATGGTCGTCAATGTACTCGAACCTATAATCAAGCATGGCATGTATGAGCATGTCCACGGTTCGATTCCTAAAAGAGGACCGATACACGGCAAGAAGCAGATCGAGAAGTGGATGCGGCGGGATAAGAAGAACTGCAGATACTGTCTCAAGATGGATATAAGGCACTTCTTTGGTTCGATACCTCATCACTTACTGCTTAAGTATATCCGCAGGTATATCAGGGATCAGCAGTTTTTGAGGCTCTTGGAGGAGATTATAACCACTACGGATATCGGTCTGCCGCTTGGGTTCCATACGTCGCACTGGCTGGCGAACTGGTACCTGCAGGGACTTGACCATTATATCAAGGAAGATCTCCAGGCTGTGTATTATATGCGATACATGGATGACATGATCGTGTTCGGGCCAAACAAGAGGAAGCTGCACAAGATGCGGAAGAGCATAGGTATATATCTCCGGGATATCCTGGGTCTGGAGTTAAAAGACAACTATCAGGTATTCAACCTTGAATATGTTGACAAGCATGGGAACATCAAAGGACGCGACCTTGACTATATGGGGTTTCGGTTCCGGCACAACCGTGTGGTCATGAGAAGATCCATTATGCTTAGGATGTGTCGGAAAGCCAGGCGGATAAGCAAGAAGGAAAAACCAACAATCCACGACTGTAAGCAGATGATGTCAGCTTTGTCGTGGCTTAAGAATACAGACAGTTACGGGATGTATCTTAAACATATCAAGCCATACGTCAACTTCCAATATATGAAACGGCGTATATCAAGATATGACAAGAGAATGAACAGATTAAGGAGGATGGAAGATGGAATGGTATTATGCTGAGTCAGGCGTTGAACCTGCAGAAGTGGATATGGAGTCGAGCAAGTTATATAACTATGTGCGCCGGAACATACATGAGGAGAGTGAGGCTGTAGACGGTGAGCTCCTTACTAAGTGGGTGTATGAAGAGTGCAAGGTATTAAAAGAGAGCTGGGGCATGTATGAACAGCTGGTACAGGCTCAGGCTGATATCGACTATTTGAATATGATAACGGAGGATCTGTAAGATGGCAAAAGCAAAGAAGCATTCCCCTAAATATGACACTGTTAAATATTACTATGATCACGGCCTGTGGGATATCAGTCGCGTACATAAGGCTGTAGAAAAAGGCTGGATCACAGCAGACGAATATACTGAAATCACAGGTGAACCCTATGAGTAGGACTGATAAGACACTCGAGGAAGTAGCCCTTGAACTTGTTGAGGATAATGAGAAAAAGGCCAGTATAATAGAGAAGCTTGTCAAAGAAATCGCATTGCTTAGGGCGGAGTTGGCAAGGCTTCGGGAAGCGGAGGACGACGGGAAATGAATACGGTATTGGCGGCTATTATAGCCGGAGTAACATCCAGCGGATTTATTAACTTTGCGATCTTCCTTATCCAAAGACATGACTCAAAGAAAGGCAAGAAGTCTGCAGAAACAGAGATGATACTAGGCCTCGGGCACGATCGGATAGTATATCTTGGCGAACGATATATCCAGCGCGGATATATCAGCCGTGATGAGTATGAAAATCTACACGACTATCTGTTTAAACCATATTCGGATCTTGGAGGCAATGGTACCGCCGAGAGGATCATGGGTGAGGTTGAGAAGCTACCTTTGAGGGAGGTTACATATGAGACGAAGGAAAAATGACAGTACGCATTCGCTGACGCTGTATGTGATGTTCAGTATCGCCATGATCATCATATTTACTATAGCGGAGTTTGTCATATCGAGTTGCACCGGCACAACTCACGATACTTTGACCACGTGCTTTTATGGTGTGTTCGGTGGGGAGATCCTATGCTGTGCGCTTATCAAAATATTCAAATTAAGGAGTGGAAGTAATGACAACACGATTGACTTCCCGAATCAGAGATACAATTAAGGTTATCACAAATATCGCCCTGGTATTCTCTGCCGCCTTCCTTATATATTACCTGGCTATCTTATTCGCGGCGCTGATCATACTGATGGGAGGGCATTTGACGATATGAGCGAGGTAATTATATCAGTTACGGTAGGTCTGTTTTTTGGCATATGTATGTGGCTGTTCATCAAGTGGTTTGGGATAGATAAATGATAAAAGCGATATATCACCTGGTCCCGATGTGGGTATGGGAAATCCTTTTACTCGCCGGAATGATAGGTCTTTTTATATTGATGATAGCTATTGGTTTGAGCTTTTGTAAGGAGGAGAAATGAAAGAATTGGCAATATTGGCAGGCGTTTTGGGTCTGGCCTTATTTGGTTTAGTAATAGGTGCAGTAATTGGGGAGGATGACGATGAATGAATTAACGACAGTAGCTCTTAAGTGTCTGATCATGATCCTGACTACGGCCATCACGACCGTACTGGTACCATATTTCAGATCAAAGATCGGAGAAGAGAAGTGGGCAAAGCTTCAGGATTATACCATTTATGCAGTGAGATATGCAGAGCAGATCTACACACCTGAAGAGTGGGCTCAAAAGAAAAAGTATGTGTATGGATATGTCTTAACCAGAGCCGAGGATATGGGGATGCCTTTGACCGAACAGGACATAGACATACTGGTAGAGGGAGTAGTTAACATGATTAAGAAAGGATAATCGTATGGGATACACTGACAAGACCTTTTTTGAGACGCTTAAACCTTTTGTGATACAGGATATGCAGCAGACCGGGATCCTTGCGTCCCTAACAGCTTCTCAGGCTTACATTGAGAGCAGTAAGGGCAACAGCGGACTGACTAAGCAGGCAAGCAACCTCTTCGGTATCAAGGGCTCATATAACGGCCAGAGCGTGCGTATGTGGACAACTGAATACTACGGCGGTATCAAACAAAGAGTCATGGCGGACTTCCGAAAGTATCCAAGCTGGCAGGAGTCCATAGCTGATCATTCGGGAATGTTTAACCGGATGGCCAGGTATAAAAACCTGCGCGGAGAGACAGACTATATAAAGGCCTGCAATAATGTCCACATGGACGGATATGCTACTAGTCCGACATACTCAACCACACTCTTAAATTGTATCAATAAGTTTAAACTCTACCAGTGGGATTCCGAAGCCCTCGGAAGGATCGTCAATATGCAGACGGTCAAGAAAGTCGAGGAATACTATCCGGTGCTTAAACTCGGATCCACGGGAGAGCACGTGCTGTGCTGGCAGCGCTTCCTTAACCTGTCAGGGTATTTCTGCGGAGATGAGGATGGTATATTCGGAAAGAATACCCGCCTTGCAGTAATCCAGTGGCAGAAGACTCACCCGGAGTGCGGCAAGCCTGACGGCGTGATCGGTCCAAAAACCTGGAACTCGATCCCCGGCATAGCAGCCAAGACGAGAATAGCTTAACTCTTTTTCACAACATATATGTCTTCCTTTTCACGGGAGCCTATCATCGAAAGATGGTAGGCTCTTTTTATTTTGAAAAAATTTACATATAGGTATTGACATATATATAATATAGGTGTATACTTATATTATCAAGAGGGGAACACAAGGAAGGAGATCAAAGACATGACAGAGTTTAGAGTAGGCAAGATTTACACAGCAAGATTTATCGGTGACAGCAATATCATCTTATCTTACAAGGTTATACATCGCACAGCCTCGACAGTTATCATCGAGGACACCAAGACCGAAGAGGTTAAGAAGTGCCGCATCATTAAGAAGCTCTCAGAGTACAGGGGAGCAGAAAGCGTATACCCGATGGGGCAGTACTCAATGGCTCCTATCTTATCAGCATAAACCAACAGCCGACCGGGAGCGGCAGACTCCCGGAGAAAAGGAGAACAACATGGAAAACAACCTTTACAAAGTAACCTATAAGAATGGAACAGTCAGAGAATTTAAGGCTCTTTCGATGGTACTTAAGGATGGCAAGGTCTACCAGTGCTGTAAGCATCATCCTTTTGAGAATGGCATTCCGAGCGTGTTTGACGGCTCCAATATAGCAAGCATTGAGTGTATCGAGAAGAACAACGATTTTGATGATTTATGCGTAAAGGTATGGGAACAGGATCTTTATGTATACATCAATGAGGATGATATAACCGAGTACAAGACCGATGATCTGTACTACGAGCAGGCATATCAGCTTGATGACGGACGCTGGATCGCTTATGATGAGGCTGTTAATGCGTGGGTGATGTTAGGATAAGAGGTGATATTATGACGGAGGCTCAAAAGAGGGCACAGAAGAAGTATGATGAAGCCAACAAGGATAAGTTTAGGATGATCCACCTGAAGCTCAACAGAGAAACCGATGCGGATGTTATTGACAAGCTGGAATCGGTTGACAGCATACAGGGATATATAAAGGAGTTAATAAGAGCCGACATTTGATCGGCTCTTTTTGCATCAAAACAAAAGCAGCACCCATTAAGGCGCTGCTTTGATGCTGATGATAAACACGAACTTGACCCATGATAAGGTGTTCGTATGTATCTTGCTAAGCGTAGGCGAGTGTACAACATGCGAACACTCGACATCCTTTAAAGATACCGTATGTCGCTGTCCTTCCTCACTGTAATTGAAAGCTATCTTCACATGGTCATCATATACATATATGGCATTCACGAAGACCGATACAAGCCTCTTCTCACACTCCCGATCGAATGCATCCATCTTCCGGAACTCTTCCAGGAAGAATTGAATATGCTCTTTGGTGAGCTTAAATCCTCTCTCGATCTCCAGCTCCGCTATCGCTTTTTGCAGGGCTGTCTTCTGGCCGGATAGTTCTTCCAATCTTCCTGACACCACATTAAATGGCATTCCCTGTTCTACAGCTCTCGAAAGGTTGGAGATTCCCTTCTCGATTTCAGCAACCTGGTTAAGTATGGCTTCCTTCTCGTACTCTTTTGTATCCTGTTTAAGGTAATACTCCCAGGTATTATCAACTATCATCTGAAATATTTCATCATCTTCGAGGATAACATGAACTTCATCGAGGACGAGATCCTCGATCCATTCCTTCCGGACAGGTTTCTTGTCATTCTTCTTGCATATGTAATAATCATATTTTTTGCCAGTCTTACCATGTCCGGCCTTGCCGACCATAGGCTCGCCGCAGTGCCCACAACACAGCTTGCCTGCCAATATATAATCAGAGTAGCTCCAGTTCTTCACCGGAGCCCGTTTGTTCTTTTCTAACATATCCTGCACCTTATAAAAGAGTTCCTTATCAATAAGAGCCGGTACCGCATCCTCGTCATAGATTATATCCTTGAATTTATAGACTCCGATATATTTCTCGTTCTTAAGCAGCTTATCAAGGCTGGTACGGCTAAAGGGCTTACCTCTTGGAGTCTGAAATCCGCTCTCATTAAGATATCTGATCACCTGGAAGAGAGTCTGCCCAGATGCGTACTTCTCAAAGATCACCCTGACAGTCGGAGCTGTCTCAGGATCCGGCTCAAAGTGCTTATCCGGAGTCAAGCGATATCCAAAAGGCGGGGTACCACTGACAGCCTTATGGTTCTTCGCGTTCTCCAATAGACCACGCTTGACGTTTTGAGAGAGCTGCAGGGAGTAGTATTCGGCCATTCCTTCAAGTACGGATTCCAAGATCACGCTCTCAGGACCGTCCGGCATGTTCTCGGCAACATATTCAACCCTTACACCATTCTTTTTACACTTGTATTTGTTAAAGGTGATCTCTTCACGGTTCCGGCCGAAGCGGTCAACCTTCCACACGATTATCACGCTGAACTGTTTCTTGGCCGTGTCTGATAACATACGCTGAAAATCATACCTGTCATCATTGCGGCCCGTCATAGCCCTGTCTATGTATTCATGCACTATCGTATATCCTTTAGCCTCTGCATACTTACGAGCAGCTGCCAGCTGGCCATCAATAGACTGCTCCCGCTGACCTGCAGATGAATACCTGGCATATACGACGGCGAGATTATCAATATTTAACTCTTTAGCTGTTGCCACACGATCACCTCTGTTAGTTTTGCAAGCTTGGTAATATCCAGAGATCTGATACATATTTGCTAATCTGATTATCGAGAATAGCTCCTGAATAGATCTTATCAATAGTATCTTTATTTACTGTAAACTCAATCACTTTTGATTCGTCCCCGGATGTCATATCGGCTACAGCCCAGTATTTAATCTCAGAACAAGTATTAAAACCACTGTTTCTTATTAAAGCCGAAACATTATAGTAGTTTTGGTTTATTGTCATTTCATTCGTAAGGTTTGATGTTATTTTAGCTTTGATCGTAACTGTACCATCATTCTGATTTATACTTAACAGTTCTCCATGTGCAAGTTTAAGTCCCGAGATATCCACGGCGCCTATATGTGATTGTGAAAAATCATAAGTTGGAGCTGCGGGTTTTTCTTTTTTGGATCCGCAAGAACAAAGCGATAAAACCATAGATAACATTAAAATAGTAATTACAATCCTCATTACATAACCTCCTTTGCATATCGATAAGAATTATAAACATCTGTATCAAACTGGTCTAAAGATTCAAGATCTTTAATCGTTGCCTTCCAAAAACGCTGATTTTTGTTAGTTTGCACTACAAACCTTGCGTCATCTTCCGGGATATCAAGACCAGTAACATCTATAGATATCCAGCGTGCTCGATCCGTATACTTAAATCTTAAAAAATCAAAGCCGTTGACGCAAATTGACAAATAATTACTACTCCTCCGCTCAACAGATACTGCAGAAGCATCATCGTGTTGAGAAATCACTGAGATAAAGTGGTCTGCAAGAGTTCTCTCATCACTGTTGATATTGAGCTCTTTGTGAAACTGTGATGTTACATGAAGAACTCCGTCCTGGTTGATTCCTAATTCAATTCCACTCATAACATACCTCCTATCCTACTTTATTTGACAACTCTAAATCTTCCCCTTTTAATTTATACTCATCCTGACCTGCTATGAATAACATGTACTCCCGGATCCTTTTCTTTCCCGCCAAATTAAGTGAAGCATAAGAAGCTATGAGTTCTCTCTCGTCACTGGATATTTTTTCAGTCGATGCTGTACCGTTTTTATTTCGTCCGAATAAATAATCCATATTTACATTGAAAAAATCAGCAATCGCCTCTTTTGTTTCGGTATTTGGATCACGCTTTCCCTGCTCATACATCTCAATTGAACTTCGTGAGAGATTAAGTAGGTCAGCCAGTTCTTGCTGTGAATATCCCCGTTCTTTTCGCAATTCTTTAAGCCTTACCCCGAACTTACTCATAACAATTGCACCTCCTTGTAAATATTTTAACACAAATGACACAAAATGTGTTGACACATATTGTGTCAAGTGGTATTATTTTTTTGACACAACATATGGTAGGAGGTGAGGAGATGGATACAATTGCTGTCGGGAACAGGCTTATACGGCTGAGAGGAGCACGTACCCAGGCTGAGGTTGCAAAGGCTCTCGGAGTTAGCCTGGCATCTATAGGGATGTATGAGCGCGGTGAGAGAATACCACGAGATGAGGTAAAGATCGCACTGGCCAAATACTATGACACAACCGTCCAAGCCATTTTTTTTGCTGATGAATGACACATATAGTGTCTGTGTCAAACCAGTGCGATAAGGAGAAAAAGTGATGAGTGAAAAAGAGAAAAATCATTTTTTTACAGGTCATGCAACAGGCTTATTTATCGGTTTTGTTATTACAAATTGGATCATATGCCCAAAGCTCTTAGGATGTACGCTGTTGCGAGCCCTGATAGAACTGATACAGCAATACCCGAGATAACATCACGGCAGTAGGATAGTTGCACCGGTGCAAAAGGAGAAAAAGGCAGGTAGAGAACAATGAGAGCTCAATTATGTGTAGAAAAAATAACTCCATACGACAGAGACGATCTGGCATGCTCGTTCCTTAAATCTGTCAGACGATTTTATTCCGATCCGGCAAATGTAGAACGCTTTGAAAAATGGAAAAGGGAGAAGGAGAAAAGGAAGCAGCTTGAACACTCTCAGAATATCGGAAGATGAAAAAGGGGGATATAATGGACATTTTAACCGTTGAGATACTTATAGTATCCGCAATGATAATAATAGCAGTCACAGAGCTTCTGAAGCTTGTAGTGATTGAGATTATAGAGGAAATCATTTTATACAAAAGGAGGAAACGCAGAAGATGGAAGTAAGGGGATTCCGGGTAAGGACCGGGAAGGGGAGCAGAGACATCTGCATGCTCACATCACAGGATGTGGCCAACTATATCATTGAGCACTATGAGAGTGGCCAAAAGGATGAGGTCACGATCAAGCCGCTCACAGATGAAGAACCTGCACAAAGAGAGAGGTATTTATCGTAATGGATCAAATGCAGCAAATTATGTCTGAGATAAAGCAAACAGGGTATCTGACAAGACGCTTTACCAAGAAGGATACCATGAGCAGGGAGTGGGGCTTCTATGTTAACCTGGAAGCCTCAGAGAATACCGATATTGAGATCAAGTACTTCAATGGCCGGATGCATTCCGACATGATTGAGAAACTCGGCCTTCTTGAAGATATCCTCGAGAAGATATCGATCTCGCAGCTCATGAGCCTTGTCAGGACTGTAGGAGGTAAAAATGGCAGAACGTAGGATGTTTGCTAAATCTATCGTATTGAGTGATGCGTTCCTTGATATGCCACTGTCGGCAAGATGCCTGTACTTTACACTGGGTATGCTTGCGGATGATGACGGCTTTGTCGGAAGCCCTAAATCGATCATGAGACAGTGCGGAGCCAGCCAGGACGACATGTCCATATTGTTGCAAAAAAGATACGTTCTTGGTTTCGAATCAGGTGTGATCGTGATCAAACACTGGCGGATGAACAACTACCTTCAGAATGATCGCAAGAAACAGACCACTTATCTTGACGAGTTGTCGCAGCTGGTCATTGACCAAAGGGGAGCATACACGGAAAAGAGCGAAATAGGACTTGAACAGATAGAGTGTACACCTTCCGAACCGGTCAATAATGCCATGTATACAGAATGTATACAAAATGTATACACAGGTAAGGATAGGTTAGGTAAGGATAGGTTAGGTAAGGATAGTATAGAGATAGCGCGCGCACGCGAGGAAGAACCAATAGCTCTCGGCATCTACGGCAATGTCTATCTCACCAAGGGAGAACTTGACGAGCTTATCAAACAGTATCCGAAAGACTACAAGGACATGATTGAGAACTTATCGTCCTATATGAGGTCAAACGGTAAGATATATGCCGACCACTTCGCTACCCTGATGCGTTGGAAACACCAGGACGAAAATAAGGCGAAGGCTCCACCTGAAAAAAATGACTTTTGGAGCGAGTTCGATAAGCTGAAGGAGGAATTTGTTAATGACGAGGGATGAAACCTTAAAACTGATCACAAAGATCAAGTCATACTATCCGAACTGGACACCGAAAGTCAATGCCAAAGATCTACTTGAGAACTGGTTCGAGGTACTCAGGAAGTATGAATACGATCCGGTCCTGTCAATGCTTCAGAGGTACATAGCAGATGATGAGTCAGGCTTCGCACCCTCGATCAACAAGCTTATCCCGAAACAGAACCGGTACGGATACTCTGAACGGATATATTCTCACGAGGATTTTGTGGAGATGGAAAGGGCTGCGTTGGCAGAATTGGGACTATGAAAGTAAACGGAATAATCATACCGGTAAACGTGGAAATAGTATTTGAGCATTTCTGTTCAGATTGTGATAAGTGCGAGCCGGTAATCATTGAGGGCATACTGTCAGCTGACGGCGTGGAGAAGACGATACAGAGGATCCGCTGCAATAACACACAGATCTGTCAGAAAGTCAGGGCGATAGCAGCCACAGAAAAAGCGAAGGAGTATCCATTCGCATGAGCGAGACAGCAGATATCTATATCAGCATATCGAGAAAGTCGCCGAAGCCCGGCAAGGGAGCATACATAGCAGTCCTTGAAGCTGAGACAACATCAGGACAGACCGGGACACTGACTATCCGGAAGAGATTGGAAGACGTGACGCCTCATCAGCTGGAACTGCACGCGATAGTCGATTCACTCAAACGGTTCCGGAGAACCTGCAGGGTGAACATTCACTCAGACCATGGATGGTTCGAGACTATCCGGAAGAGAGGATGGTTTGACAAGTGGCAGCAGGCAGGGTGGATCGTTAACGGACACACGGCAGCAGGCGCCGATCTTTACCAGCAGATATACATGCTCGAGACAGTCTGCCTCATGGAGATCGGAGATATTGATAAAGACTTAGGGAGCTACAGCACGTGGCTCGGAAATGAGATTGAGAATGAAAAGCATATTCAGACAGGCAGAAGGTGAGTGCTATTTATGTGCGCTGCTTGAACAGATGCCGAGATACTATCCTCCAAGCATGCTCGAAGAGCATCACATATTCGGAGGCCCGTACAGAAAAGCTTCCGAAAAATTTGGCCTGAAGCTGAACCTCTGTAAACACCATCATACAGGCGATATCAAAGGCAACAAGGACGCAGTACATTCACCCGACAAAAACGATTATGGCGACTTCCTCATGAGGATGGCGCAAACGAAGTTCGAAGAGACACACAGCCGTGAAGAGTTCAGGCAGATCTTCGGCAAATCACGATTATGATCCTTACGGCGATCCCGGCCGTTTAGGATAAAGGGTTGAAACACCCGGAGCTGCAGATCCGAAAGAAGCGAATGAAAAACATGCCAGTATTGTATCACCCAACCCCGGAGCTGTGCACAAGTCATACCCCCCAAGAAATGGATGTGTAACCCTTACAGCTCCGGGGACAAAGGAAAAAACATGCCAAAGAAAGACGCATGCGGAAAATGTGAATACGGCAAATATGTCATGAGCCCTATCCTTAAGCAGATGGTTTACTGCTGCGATTATAAGGACGGGTGCCGGCACAGATGGAAGAAGGAGAGTATAGATGGACGAAGAAAAAAAGATAAGCACCAAGATGTCAGCATATGAGATCTGCAAAGAATACAGGGAGTCAAAGAACCCGACAGCACAGCTTAAGATCCTCGCTCAGCTTAATTGCTGCGATGAGAAAGACATCATAAAGATACTGGAGGATAACAACGAGCCGATCCGCAAGAGGACATACAGGCCGAAGGTAAAGAAAGCAGAAGCTGTCAAGAACCTTGCCGAGGTTCCGGCAAAGGAAGAGATCCCGAACTTTATATATGCCGCATTGGTTGACAAGCTTCACGCCATTGATGAAGTGATCAGCGCAAAGAAGACCGAGATTACGTGCCTTGAAAAGGAGTATACAAGGCTTCACGCCTGGCTTAAAAGTCAGGGATTGGATGTATGAGCGAGCTTTACTATGTGGGAGACAACAAAAGGTGCGAGAGCTGCAGATACTACAGCTACATGGGCTCATCATTTAACCATATGTGCAGCTATATAGACTTTACTGGTAAGAGTCGGATATACAAGGATGGTAAGAGGACAGTGCCGAAAGGTTACTGCGACAAATGGGAGGCATATAAGGACACAAAGAAACACTGGACATACAACCACAGCATTTAAGGAGAAAAGCAATGTACGAAAAGTTTGGAGAGTTTGACAGCTGGGAAGAGATAAACAAAGCTGCCGAAGGACAGAAAGAAGAGGGCGATACGGAAGCCCTGAAGGAACTGGCCAAAGAGAATGGAATTGACATTGAGGATGCCGAAGACTACCTCGACGGAACCATCCCGGAACTGTGCACACCACTTATAGCGGCTCTCGGAAAGCTTAAGGTCGAGGAAGAGGATCTTAAGCCGAAGGACATCATGGAAGACTGGCTTAACTATATCAGACAGCTGTGCTCTTCGGATCCGGAGATATGCAGGAATGTCAGGAAGAAGAAAAAGAGCCTGAAGGGATGCATCGGGGCACTGCTTAAGTGGAGTTATAATCATCAGCAGACTATAAACAAGGACATTATTACGGCAGCAGGCATATCAGGCAGCAGAGTCACGATCGGGATCCCGGGAATAAGAACAGCACATCAGATCATTAAGGAGTATTACTCATGAAAGAAACAGTTGAAGAAAGAGACAGCCACATGCGTAAGATACAGCCTCGTGATCAGAAATGGGCTGAGGATAAGTTCGATACAAAGGGATATATTTACTTCCACAAACACGGAGCCTTGGTAGACTGCTTCTGCGGTAAGTGCGGAACCAAATACATAGGACTGTGGAAGGCGAGCGAGGATCCATTCGAAGCAGCGTTACAGAACCCGATCAAAGCTGCGCATAACAAGCCAGGCAAGTGCAGGATGTGCGGATATGAGACCAAATACAAGGCAGCTGGGAAAGTAAGGGATAGATATGTCAATGCCAAAGGCAGGTATGTCATCGGTCAGAGGATGGGTAAGGAAGAATTTGTATTCCGCGTCTTTGGCGTCGAGCAGGTGATGTACAAAAACAGGCCTGTCGAATATGACCACATGGAGTATATCCGGATATTCTTAAGACCGGGGAAACGGGCTCAGAAGGATTATTTCATTTACGACTGGTGGGCGGGGAGAGACAGGTGGATAGACCATAACCTGGGCGGTATGAGTAACATCCCGATGCCGGATGACGCTTATATAACACCGTCAACATACCGGGAGATCAGGAACACACCGATGTTTAAGTATGTCCCTGATCCGGAAGACAAGGTCGCAAGAGACAGATACTTCCACGACAAATCGTATCCGCTTATGAGATATTACGAGGCGGCGGCTCATTATCCTGATTTTGAGATGATCGTAAAGACCGAGATGTACAGGCTGGTGAATGCCATGATATGGAAGCTTGGTACCGGGTACCGCTCAGACAGAAAAACATACTATGACAGACTCGGGATATATAAGAGCAGGGTTAAGGATCTTATCGAGGCTTATGGATCCGGACAGCTCCTGAAAGTCTTCCAGGCTGAAAGGAGATCCGGCAGTCACTGGGACGGATTGAATATAAAAGTGGTAGCGGACAGGATCACAGGATGTTCGGCTGAAACAGACACTCTGATAAAAATATATAAGCATGCCTCGCCTGCCAAGGTGGAAAGGTATATCGAAAAGATCACCAAGAAGGAAGGGTACAGCGCATTCAGGGAATATATGGATTACATAGATATGCGTAAGAAGATGGGATATGACTTATCCAATGAGATCATCCTGTTTCCGAAAGAATTACACAGGAGACACAATGAGATGGTTCTTGAAACCGAGAACAAGAAGCTGGATGAGCGCAAGAAGGAAGTCCTTAGAAAATATCCGAAAGTCGCAGAGAAATACAAAAAACTCTCGGATATCTACAGCGCGGCGGCAGCAGGCTATATCATAAGGCCGGCAAAGGATGCAGCGGAGATAGTAGCAGAGGGCAGGGTATTGCATCATTGTGTCGGCAGCAGTGATATGTATATAAGCGCTCATAATAGTGGACGGAGCACGATCTTATTCCTCAGAAAAGCAAGCGATCCGGATATGCCGTTTATCACGATCGAGATAAAAGGAGAAGTGATAAAGCAGTGGTTCGGAGCTTATGACAAGAAGCCGGATAAGGAGTTCTTTGAAGGATGGCTCAGCACCTACACAAATGAACTTAAAAAGCGCAAGAGCAAAAATAAGGACGAAAAAGCGGCGAAAACCGCATAAATACAGAATGGGAGAGGCAATATGGACGAGTTAACATCTTTGAACACAATAAACACGGTCGAACAGCTCACAAACGTGATAAATACTGAATTGAACAGGGCGGCGATAAGTTTTGTCAGAGTCGGGTATCTTCTGAAGAGGGCAAGGGATGAGGACATACTTAAGGACTCAGGGTATCCTGACATCTACGTGTACGCAAATACCAAGTTCGGACTGGATAAGAGCCAGGTATCAAGGTTTATCAATATCAACGACAGGTATTCAATAGGCGGCTATTCAGAGCAACTGAAGGAAGAATATGAGGGGTACGGATATTCAAAGCTTGCCCTCATGCTCACGCTTCCGGAAGAGATCAATGAAGAGCTGTCTCCGGACTTCTCAAAAAGGGACATAAACGCGATAAAATCAGAATACGAAGCCGAACAGAAGATATCAGATCTTGAGGTCATGATGGAAGAAAAGCCGGACGGTCCGGACGACTTCCTGGCAATGGTCATCAAAGAGCTGAACGATGAACATCCGGAGAGCGCGACATATCTGAACACAACCATGAAGATGGCCGAGAAGCTGGGTATAAACGTGGAAGAACAGGACATCCGCGAGGCATATATCCCGGAAGGAACAGCTGCGTACTTCATAAGGATATCCGGACGTGGCAGATATGAGATCGGCATGAAAGAGTCCGGTATCGTTATCATCAACATGAGGGATCCGGCAGATAAGACATCCATGACCTGGGAGGAGTTCAAAGGACGTCTCATGAAAGATATGGAGGTCAGAGAGTTCCCGGAGGAGGAAAAGAAGCCTGAGAGAAGAAACAACGACAAGGTAAAACCGGCCAAGCCGAAAGAAAACAAATACGTTGAGGAAGTTAAGAAGTATCACGAACAGGAAGAAGTTGCACCGGTGCAACCCGAGAGGATTCCGGAAGAAGATACAGAGATTATTCCTGCAAATGCAGAGACTATTCCTGCCGGACAATGTATGGACAACGCTCCACAAAATGTTCGAGAAGTCGAAGGAAATATTCAGGAAAATACAGGGGCAGCAGGCGTAGAGGAAACTGCCACGGTAAATGAAGTACCAAAGGCAGCAGGCGTAGAGGAAACTGCCACGGTAAATGAAGTACCAAAGGCAGCAGGCGCAGAGGAAACCGGCACAGAACTGACCACAGGCCAAAGAGAAGTACTCGATTGGTTAGATCTAATCAGGCGAAAAGTGGTACCGGAAGACGGCTCTCGTCCTGACTGGGTAAGTGTTCGCGACGAACTTAAGACCATGGAGCGGTATGTATCGCAGTTTACGATATGACGAGTGGAAAAAGGGTGATTAGATGACCAGAGAAGAAGCAAAGAAAATATTAGAAGCCTATATTGCTTGCGAAAGTAAGAAAGCACATTTTAAATGTAGCGAATATAACTGTGATGATGACTGCCCTTTACTGTATGATATGGGAACAGTTGGCGAATATAACGAAGCAATCAATATGGCTATACAGGCATTAGAGCAAGAGCCAAAGTGGATTCCTGTTAGTGAGAGGTTGCCCGAAGAGGGCACTTACCTAGTGGCAACAGAAAGAATAGTTGGTGCACCAAGAATAGATATGAAGTCATTTGCTAAAGACTTAAATAAAGTTGATGAATTTGATTTTCCTAAACATAAATGCGGGTGGTACGACTATGATAGCGAATATGGATACTGGGAAGATACAAAGGTTATAGCATGGATGCCTTTACCCGAACCATACAAGGCAAATTGAGAGGTAAGAATATGATATTAAAATATCAAAAAGAACTTTATGTTGGTTCTGGATTTTATGGCGCAGATATGGATTGTGAATACATAAATGAAACTGAAAAATTAGTAAAATGCAGAAAACAACATAAATGTGTGAATTGTCAAAAATCTATAAATGTAGGTGACTATGCAGTACAAGAAAAGGCTTTATTCCCTGGTGATGGTTGGAAATCGGCTTATACTTGTACAGCTTGCATAGAAGAATGGTTGGAAGAATCTGGACAAATAGAAAGTGAGGAGAAATGACAAATAATGAACTTTGCAATATGTGCACCGAATATAGTATCGAGACAAAATGCGATCACGAAAAAGACTGCAAGCTTCTCGGGATCTTGAGAGAGAACCGACAGCTTAAAGATGAACTGAGGGAGACCAAGAAAGAGCTTAGCGATCTTCAAATCAGAAAAAGCTGGGAAGATTATCCTGAAATGATGGGAAGGTGAGCAGATGGACCAAGAATGGGAAGTTGAAGCAACCATAGAGATTAAAACATCATTCTATTGCACCACAAAGGAAGAAGCAGAAAAGATGGCCAACAAATATCTATCGGAATTATGTCAAAGCTTATATCCCGATTGCTGCTCTAATAGTTATGAGATAGAGAACATATACAGTTATTCAGAGGCTTAAGTCACAGGAAATGAGGGATAGGGATGGTACACGAATTAAAAATTTTACCCGAATACTATGAAGAAGTGAAATGTGGGAATAAGAACTTTGAACTTCGCAAGAATGACCGTGATTATAAGGTATATGATGTTTTACGATTGAGAGCGTGGAAGGATGGACAATACCTTGATAAGCCACCGTTGGAACGAATTATTAGTTATATACTGATGGATTGCAAAGAGTACGGATTGATGGATGGTTATGTGATTTTAGGGTTTTAGGCAGAAAGTGAGAAATAAAAGATGGGCTGTATAGCAGAGATTGTTTATGGAACTGTTGAATGTAATGGTAATTGTGATAGTTGTCATTGGTGGGATGAATCACAGAAAGGTGAGGGTAAGGAATGAGAACGAAAGTTTATGGAATGTCAGATGATTTAGTAGAAGTCGAAACAGTAAAAAATATATATCCCTACGATGAAATAGGATGTTTTAATTCTATGGTTCGCATTGTGTTTACAGATAACACGATTATCCATGTTGAATACGGTAAAGATGGTAAGGGTATTTGGAAAATAGAAGTAATGCACAAAGGAGATGCTAAACAAAAATTGACAATTTGTGATGATGAAGATGCAGATATATATAGCGATATATTTGAGATTGATGCAGATTTTGTTAAATGTACTGTGATATAAGAATACGAGCCACAAGGCAGAAAGTGAGGTATAAGGAATAATGGCAGAATTAGGTGGGATAACAATCAATGTTGGTATCAATATTAGCGAAGAAACAGTACAGAGGTGTTGTCAGATATTGCAGATGTATTTAGCAGATAATCCCAACAAGGTAGTAATGAGTGTACGAGGGGAATGTCCTATGGTATGGATAGATAGGGTGGCAGAAAGTGAGGATAAGGAATGACAAACGATACAAAGAGAGCATTAGAAATTATAAAGCCGATGGCTGACGAGTTAAATATTAAGGTGAATGCGGATGACAGATTGCTTTATTGCAACGGACAGGCTATCGGCATCGGATGTAACAGCACTTATGCAACCATTATGGAGTTTATTGGATATGTTCTTGTTAAAGAGTATTCCAAATGGCGCAGGCTTAATACAAGGCTATTCGATGATACAAGACGGTATTGGGTGCCAGAGGAAATGTTAAAGAAATTACAGGGTGAGCCACAGGAAAGGAGCGAGGAATGACAAAAGAACAGAAAGATAAAATTTTCAAAAAATTAGAAGAGGACAAAAATGATTTCATAAGAGAATGTGAAAAACGAATAACTACTGAAGAAGGCAAGATTATAGGAGCTAATTATATGTTCCGAAGATTTATTGATATTCTCAATACAGAGGTTGAGCCACAGGAGAGTGAGGAACAGGGATGAGTAACAGAGTAATAAACGAAGGGAAAAGTTTTCGCGGCTCAATGATTTATTTAACAGGTTCAGAAAAGGAAGCTTTAAAAAGAGCCATCGACCAGTATGAAAGTGCTGTAGGTTATTCAGAAGATGAAAGACTTATAGAATTTTTTGATAAATATGATAGGTCGGCATTGTCAAGTGCATTAAAAAAGCTTTTGTAACAAAAGCAAGGCAGAAAGCGAGGAATAAATAATGAAACATAAAGCAACTATTGATTTTTCTGAAAACGAAAAAGAAATGATGGACACAATAGCTATTAATTATATATTAGCACAATCAGACGGATTTCAATTAGGGTATGCACAGGCATTATCAGATTTCACAGAAAATATCATTGATTATTGGAAAAGCACAGACGATGCACCACAACAGAGTATACTTGATGTTTTGGTCGACTTAGGTGTTGAGTTAGGAAATCGACAAGGAGTAGTAAAGGAAAACATCAAACAGGCAAAAGAGAGGGGCTTTGAGCAATATTATAATTGGCAATACAAAGAGAAAGATGAACCTTTTGGAAGAGTGGTTAGACTATATACAAGGGCAGAAAGTGAGGAACAGGGATGACTTGTGACCAATGCAAATATCACAGCTACATAGCCAACACTCATTTCTGTGACAGTCGAAATCACAAGCGCAGAACAGTACGTATAAGTCAAGAGGACGCAGAAAAAGATATTGACTGCTATTGGACAGATGAGGAAGAGAGGAGAACCAATGGAAAATAGATCAGGACTATGTTGGACATGTTCTGCAAGGGCAACCTGCAAGGCGTTCAATAAGGATCCAAATGCAAATGTAGTTGAATGCGGCAGATATGCGTCAGAAATAACCCTTGATTTTTCTTTGAGATCATTATTCGAAGATTACACGGACACTCAGAAACTGGTTGGAATGATAGGAGAGAAGCTAATAAAAGATGACTAAAGAAAGAATAAAGGCAATCAATGACTGGTTAAATATTCACTGTCGTAAATGTGGAAACAATATCGATATCGGTACTGGCTATGTCAACTGCGATGCGGAGTGTGAAGTACAAAAAGATATAGGTATCGCTTGCATCCACTATCGACCGGTATACGATGAGGAATGAGAGAATGAAAACACGTTGCAAAGATAAGAATGGCGACTACATCTACGAGGGTGACATACTCCATGTTGAAGAATATCCCGGCAAGTATGTAGGTGGCTCCTTGGATTTTGAAGGGCTCGTGACTATCGAAGACGGCAAAGCGATGGTCATATATTTAGATATAGGTGAGTCAAAAAGTTATCCAATATCCATGTTTCCAAAAGAGGGCAGGGAAATATATCCCGAGAAATGGAGATATAACTATTGGAGATCATTATACCTGGGAGGCAAGCCGCCTGCGGAATTATGGAAAACTGAATTATACAGACAACATTTCGACACAAAAGAAAAGGAGAAAAGCAGATGACAAAAGAAGATTTGGAATTGAAAGAAGCAAGAGACGAGTGCGTGAGGCTGGGACTTCTGCAGAAGCAGGGAAAGAATCTCAACGGTACCGACACCTATGTCAAGACTGAGAAGGGAGAGAGGATATTCAGGGAGCTTCTCGAGGATGCAAAGCGGAGGAATAGATAATGGGATATAAACCACTTAATATGTTTACAGCCAAGACAGATGAACTGAAGAAGCTTATCCGGGAACATCCGGATTATCCGATAGTCGTAGTGTGTAATAGTGATGTCGTTGCGGACGAAAATGGATGGTGGTATGCGCCGGAGATCAGCTTCAAGACCGGAGTCATCCTTGACTGCGAGCAGGACATCAATGACGAGAAGGTCTACATAGATGAAGACGACTTCGAGGAAGATATCAGATATATGCTGGAAGACAGGGAAGATCTTGAAGATGTATCTGACGAAGAGTTTGACAGAGCTGTCGAGGAAGAGATGAAGAAGTACGAACCGTACTGGAAGAAAGTAATAGCGATTTATGCAGATGTGTAGGAGGGGTAAATGGAAGGATATACAAGAAATTGGATGAAGGAAAAGCTGGGGAGCAGAGGTACAGATAAACTTATCGACTGGCTTGACAGCGTAGGATACTTCGAATGTCCGGCAGCACAGAAGCATCACAGCAACTATAAGGGAGGGTTGCATGATCACAGTATCAAGGTGGCGTCTGAGCTGCAGAACCTCACAGACAAATTAGGGCTTGAATGGGAGCGGAGCGAGTCACCATATGTAGTCGGACTTCTCCATGACATCTGCAAGGTGGATGATTACAAGTACGACTTCGAGCTGCTTCCATTCCCGGAAATAAGATTCGATCCGGATCACAGTGGCCATGGAATGAAGTCAGTGATGTTGTTGGCCGGACATATCGATCTCACTGAAGAGGAGAAATACTGTATCGTATACCACATGGGACCGTATACCGATCAGAGTGAGTGGAAATACTACAACAAGGCAATCGAGAAATATCCGAACGTCTTATATACACACATGGCGGACATGATAGCCTCAAAGCTTAGGGAGGGCAGAGCATGATCAAAGTAGAAAAAAGTACAGTCGAATTTGAGGGAGACCGTCTTATGGTGCTGTCTGATTTTGCACTAATAGTAAAGGCGCTGCTCGACACAGGAACCAGGTTGGATCAAATAGAGAGAGCTGTATCGATAGCTCAGAAGTCACCCGAAGAATTGAAGAAAGAACATGATGACTATATTGATTCACTAGACATAGGTGAGGCATTGAGACTGCTGCAGCTGGAGAAGAGTATACTCGCAAGACATGCGAGAATGGATAAGGAGGGAGAGTCATGACACAGGAAGAGAAAAGAGAAATTGTGGAGATCATCAAAAATAAGGAGCTTGGTCTGCTTGAAAAAGGTCCGGCGATAAGGAAGATGCTGGATAACTTCAGGAGCTTCGGGAAGTATGAGATCACGAGTGCACTGGAAGTGCTGTGGGGCGCATGCTATGAGGAGAGGATCCATCTGAGAGAAGGGTACAGACAGGATGAAGCGACCACGGCAGCAGGCTATGAGAAGAGCAACAGTTAGATTCTTTGTGGAGAGGGAATATGATAGCTGAAGATTATTTACAGTCGATAAGGGATATGAAGGGCGAGATAGATTACCTGAAGAAAGCAAGGGAAGATGTGGCCAATGATATCGGATATATGAACTCTTCGGGCCTTAATCCTGACAGGGTTCAGTCATCCGGAAGAAAAGACGGGCTTGAGATGATGGCCATCAAACACATGAAGAGGCTGAGCGCGGTTGATAAAAAGATCCACAATAAGATCCTCGTGTACAACGCCAAGAGGTACAAAGTTATAGTACTCATTCACCGACTGCCGGATGACCAGCGCCGCCGATTCCTGGTGGACTATTACCTCGACGGAATGAGCATGGCCAAACTGGCGAGAGAGTACAGATACGAGAATATTAAGAGTGCATACAATCTTAAACGGAGAGCAGTCAAATTATTTGCGAATAATTTCGAAAATGATATCCAAGGATTTGACAAAGAGATATTACCAAAACTGAAAAAAAATGATAAAAAAGAAATTGCAAAACTATCTCAATCCCTTGAAAATACTGGGAAAGAAACAAAATAAAAGATGGTGTATATATGGTGTATAATCATGTGCTAAAATGATATCGTGAAAAGAGTTCGAGAGGATGACTCGAAAACTTTTCCTGTTGCTTTTCTCAGAGAGAATGAATGCGCTCCTTGCGGGGCGTATTTATTTTCCTGGGAATTTTTTATAAGCAATTATTTTTTGCTAAGTTTTAAAATGACAAAGAAAGATAAAGAGTACGTCGAGTACTGTATCGCCACAGATCCACACATCTTTTACAGCTGGAGTAAGTGGCTGAGAGTCAGGGCCGAAGTTCTGGACCTCGATAAATATGAGTGCCAAATTTGCAGGAATAAATATCACAGATATCGGAAGGCCAATACAGTCCATCATGTCAATCACTTGAAGGACAGACCTGAGCTGGCACTGTCAGTCTACTACACTGATCCGGCTACGCACACGCGCAAGCGGCAGCTGATCAGCCTGTGTCATGACTGCCATGAGGAGGTACATGGTTGGAGGTCGAAGGACGGTCATGCCATCATACCATTAACCGAAGAACGATGGGACTGATCGGTGCCGATCGGAACATTTTCCTCCGAGATCGGCGGCGCGGCGCGAGCATACCCCCGGTGGCATTTTGGCCAAAAAATAAGGCGCTCCCCCGAA